CTAGAGGTTAGAGGCTTGGGGCATCAGTGGGGCATTATCGCTAAAACTAGCGTTCAAAATGTCCAACTGGCTATCGTTACGATCCGTCATCCATTTGCCGTATACGCTATACAACATCTGAGCTGACGAGTGTCCCATCTGGTTTGCGATGTAATTTGGATTCGCCCCCGCGCTTAGTGCCCAGCATGCATACGTATGACGTGACTCATACGATTTTCTGTGTGGGATGCCGGCTCTCTTCAGCATGTTATTCCAGGTGCTTCCAATGGAGCCCGGCGAATACCAATCTCCCCCCTGGCCGTTCCTGGCTGACAAACGCGGTACGAAAACAAATGTGCACAAATCTTGCCGTGTCTTCCCATATTCACGCAGGTGAACCTCAATATTGTGTTGAACACCCATTTTGGTCAGTGCCATCTGATTGCGAAGGGCAGTGATGGCTGGCTGTGTTAGGTTAACAACTCTTACGCTGGACTCAGTCTTCGGCGGAGTGAAATGACCAACTACCGCCAAATTACGCGTCACTTTAATTGTCCAGTTTTTGGTATCAATATCTTCCCATGCTAAAGCACAAATCTCCCCGTGCCGCATACCGGTATTTATCGCCAGTATCCAGATATTACGAATCTGTTCAGAAGGAGCTATAGCTAGCAGGCGTTGGTATTCTTCACGATTCAATGGATCCGGTTCAGACTTTGCTTTTTTCAATGGCTTGAGCCTGGCGAAAGGATCGGAATCGACATATCCATTCTGCAATGCAAAATCAAACATGGCCCCCACACAGCTTAAATAAGTGTTTACAGTGCGAGCAGTACGGCCTTTTTTTATGTTCCTATTTAACTGATGAATACCGCAAATCTGATATCCAGTCAGTAACTCTTTTCGCAAAGCTAATATTTTTTCAGGTGTGACTGACGATAAAAGCGTGTTATTACCTAGTATGCCGGAAGCCACGCTAATATATGAATTATAACGTTTTAGAGCATTACGCGTTAAATCTAACTCTTTGAACGCTAACCATTTAGATGCCAGAGCGCCGACAGTTATGTCCTGCCGGGTCACACCAAACCGGATTAGATTTGGCGAATTCGGAAATTGCTCTGCGTAATTGAATCGGCCGGATTTAATAGCAAAGCAGACTGCTGCCCGGAGTTCGCCTGCGACTTTCCTGTTCTTTACTGTGTCCGGTACCCCTAGGTTTTCCCTGACCCGCTGGCCTTTGTAGATAAACCACATACGCAGGGTGCCACCGTGATTTTCCACACCTGTTGGATAATCGATTTGTTTAACCATGTTGATCTCCTTGTTTAAGGTGGTCGTAGGTTAAGCTTTTCCTACGCAAACCGCATCCGGCTGTTTCTGTGCCTGGCGCTCAATCCAGGCATTGATAGCATCACAGTTATACATGCACTCACTGTTAGCCTTTGGTTGCCCGTCAGGCGAAACATGCAGGTACTCCCGCCCCTGAAGCCATGAGTTTTTACGAGCGCGGGATATTGTTCCTGAACGAAGCCCGGTAATGGCTACCAGCTTCTCTTCAGTAACCCATTTGTTCGGAACCAGTTGAACCATGTCATGCATAGTTAATTCTCCAGAATGTTAATTGAACAAAACATGAAAGAGCGCCAGGGCGGCGATGGTGATAAGCAGATTAAGTGGTGTAAACATTTAGCGGCGCACCTCTGCACATTCCAAAATGACCCGTGGGCGAACCATCCTGATGCGCTCAGCCATCTGCTGGCACTCGGTCAGGGTAGGGAAGGTGGTTTCTGATACAGGGACGGTGTGGCAATCAGTAGTGCAGGAGGTGAGTAAGAGGACGAAGCCGACAAGCATTAGGCATCCTCCGGTGGCTCTGGTAGTGGCATCCAGTGAGTAACCATGTCACCGGGCACTTCTGATATTTTGAATTCTCCGAATCCTACAGCTTTCCTCCAGCGGAATGCTCTGTACATTACCCCTGTCCTACCGCGTAGCGTTTTAACCTTGACTGGCATATAGCTCGGGGGCATCCGATCACTGCACTTAATCCAATCGCTCATGCAACCTCCAACACCTTAGTTAGCGTTCTGACACCAGTAATCACCGTCGCTGCCATAGTCTTGCGCCGGGTGACGACCTCTATCTGATAGAACCTGCCACGATATGCGACAGAGTAAATCCGGGGATGAAACTTGTTGCCCTCGCCATACTTGGCTTTATGCGCTTCCATAGCTTTATGTGCGACAACGATATGGGCTGGCTCGGTGTCGCCGTAGATGCGCTCAATCATGATTTTCCGGAAATAAAAAACCGCCTCGGTGGGCGGTTAGTTAGATTTCATTTAGTTTTTTACTGGATAGGCTTTAATGATGAGGCCTTAATTCGTCTCACTACCTCGCTTTCATCGATGGTTTCACAATACCCATAAGCATACCTCTTGCCATCGATTGTGATCTCTCTTTTAAAATACTCCTTTAAGAGTAATGGGCTTGATTTGCTTGAGTGAGAAGAGCCTACCTTATTTTCATGAAAGCGAGGAATTTTTCCATCCTTATCAATAACTACCGTTAGATCATCCCTGAGGCCTCCAATCAACAGTATTTCAATAGTTTCTGCCATCATTCCCCCTCTTACTTCAGATAAACCGGTGCTGCCCCTTTCGGAAACTGCTGCGCGACCTGCCTGTAATGCTGAACCAGACTATACCTGTCGGTATTCTCTCACTGTCAGCCAGTATAAGCAGCACTGACCAACTACGCGGTAGTCCATCGTATAGCTCTTAAGTCAGCTTATCATAATCAGACATGGCGACATCCTCTTATGGGGAGTATACCGCTACCTATATGCCTCGAGGCACTCTAATTACGCTATTGACTGACTCTCATGACTACTGCTTTTACATGCTCACAAGATTCAAAGTGATGATTAAATTTCAATTTCTGATTCATACGTATTATGTTTAAACTCTTCCTCTATAGATAAGCACGCCAATAGTCGTTAAATCACGTTTTTCGATTCTTTTTGACTTGATTTAGAATGTAAGGCGCTAAGCTGTCAGTTACTGCCTTAGCAATGCCCCATATTTCTTGCTCAGTTGCGTCAGGTTTAAAATTTTCAGTAATGATTTTTTCAGCTCGCTGTAAAACTCTCTGTTCTTCGCGAGCTTCGTCTTTACTGTTTACGTGACTCAAGAAAAAGGCAATGGACGCTTTTAAAACTTCCGGCGAATATTTATTGTATGAGTAGGCTTCCGAAATATCGTTGTCACTAAGAGATAAGTCAAAATCGATTTGACCGTTATCCCAATTTTCAGGATAAACATAATATGAATGTTTAAACTCATCTCCTTTATAACTATCTGAGAGGCAAGCGACTATCCTTAAAACTCCAAAGTATTCAATATAGCCAATAACTTTGTTTCTTTCAGGGAAACTCTGGATTGCCAATACATGGGCTGGTTTAGTGAATGATCTATTAGTAACTATGTCTTTTTTGTCATAGTAGAAACCATAACAAGGCTCTGCATCATCTCTGATAAAATCTTTGGCTAGATTCATCATTTCATGGCTAATACCTTTATAAAAACCGAAGGCTAAGAGAGTTTTTATGATGGATTTTCCAGCATTCTTTCCGCCGAATGATCCTTCAAAGTGAATAGGATCACCATCAAGATATGTTTCTACAGTTTCTAGTGAGTTCATTGCATCATCTATAGAAAGACTGGGATGCTTCTTTTTAAGGCCAGTAAGCATGCGCTTAGCCTCATCTTTATCACGAGCACTAAATGTTATCTTTTTGACGCCAGAATCTAAATCATAAATTATTTTAGGTGGCGTTGGCTTAGAAATGGTCATTCTCCCGTCAGACCGAATCAAATAGCTTTCTCCAGAAACAGTTTTATGGATCTGTGAAGGTGTTTCTCCTCTAAATCTTCTTATACCTAATAGTAAACAATAAGGTTTAAGCTGATTGATTAATTCGGCATCCCAGCTTTCACCAGCTTCATTATTACAGTTTTCACAAAGAAAATATTCAACAATGTCGCTACCGCCAATAGCATTTGGGATTATGTGTTCTTTGCTATTGTTTGTTGTATCAATAGTTTTTGTGCATACCAAACAATTGCTCATGATGAAACCCCTCGAGAGTGTGTAAACATAAAATATACTGTCATTGGTAGCCAGCTCAGGGGCTACCTATCAACCTATAGATTTTATACATCAAACGTAGCGGGCAGTACATGTAGTAGGTTGTAGGCGTTTAAAGGCCATCAGCCATCACAAGTCTCGCCTCTGTAATACGAGATCTCATCTTCTGTAACGTCCTGCGCTGCTTGTGCGGTATCGAACTCCTGATAAGCGCTATTACTGCCGTAAGCAAAGAAGCCCTGCGACCCACCTTTCAACATCGCATTCTCTGTTACCAGCGCATCACGCTCTGCCTTAAGCTCAGCATTCTGCTGCAACAGGCTAAGCATGACGCTCGGTGTACTCACCTCAAGATAGGCTTCCATTGCCTTGGATAGCGCTTCCTGCTGCTTCCCTGCGCACTCTATGCTTGCGCTAACCAGCGCTTCCTGAAGCCGTTTAGCCACCGCTTCAAGCCGACCGAAATCCTCCGGCACAACCGCTTTCCCTACGATGTGGCAATCCCCAACCGGGGCAGGCTGTTTGTCTGTCATAATGAGTCCTTACGTGGTTAACCCTGGCGGACAGCGCCGCCAAAGCCCCTGATTGGGTTGGTGTAGTCGAGGTAAATATCAGTGTTAGCAGGCTGCTCTTTGGTGAACGCTTGCCTGTCTTTAGCGAGAATATGCTCAGGGCATAGTGGGTAGAACGCCGCTTCCTTGTTGAGCGCGTTGAGTCTCATCCTGTTGAGCCGCTCATGCTGCAATCCCTGCCTGGCGCACTCCACTGCCTTGAGTGCACCAGCAACGATTAGAGCATCCCTTTCTTTGATTCGGCGGAGCTTGTCCAGGTATTTTGGACGCAACTCGACCGGCAGGTTGTCGTAGACATCCTGCTCGTGGCTGGTGAGCATGTTGGGTTACCTGTGAAGGTTAGAAGGGCGGGGCGTCATCCCAACCGGGCGCGACGTTTTGCTGATTCGAGTGCTGACCGGAGTTTCGTTGCTGCGGCTTCCCCTGCTGCTCGCCAGATTGAGCGAACCCCAGGCGGGCGTTAAGCAGTTCAAGCGTGATGCTCTGACCGCTTTGCCCCTGATATACATCTACCTTGATGTTGTCGCCGGACAACTCGACTACAGAACCCTCAGACAGAACTCCACGGTAGTAGTCTGCCTGGGAGCCGGGCTTTGCAAAAATCACCGCGCTGTAATTCGTCCACTCTTTCTGCTTTGTCTGCCGGTCGTAATACTGAACGCCAGCCCGGACGTTAAAGCCGATGTTCTCACCGGCCTGAAATTCACGAGCTGCTTTATTTAAACGTACTGTGATGCTGTGCATTAAGCGGGTAACTCCAGTTCTGTTTTACGGATTTGGTAAATGTCTTCTGCTTTGCGCAGTAAGTCCTGATTGCCGGCCAGCTTGTTCTTAGTCCATGCATAAGCTGTTTCCAGCGCAGCGCTATCCATTCCATTGGCAGCGTCTGTGAACTTATTCAGGACTTGCTGAGGCGTCATTTGTGGGTGTTGCTGCGGTGCTACGTTGTGGACTTCCAAGTCTGCATCAATGGCGGTCTCCTCCGTCGGAATGCAGAACGCCTGAAACGCCGCGTACTTGTAGGCGATAGACATAGCCTTATTTGTGGCCTTGTCGCCGCTATCCATAGCCTCGCCGTAGGTAGTGACCGTATGGGTGCTGCTGTCTTCTGTAGACACGAAATCGAACTCTGCCCTGACCACGACATAGAACAACACGCCACCTTTCTGTGTGGTTCGCTCGGTCACCGTGCGCTCCGTGATGCGCGGCAGAATGACCAGGTTGTGCTTGGCCAACATTGGCGCCAGCGCGTTATACACCTGGTCGATACCACGGAAGTTGAAGCCCTGCTGCTGGTTGCGGCGGTCTTTGCTGATACCAACCGCCGCCATGTCCTTGGCCACCGCGCTGATGGCCTGATAAACCTTCTTCACTGTCATTGATAGTTCCCCGCAAATTCAGCCCAGCTAATCTCTGGCTTCTGCCGTTCCGCAGCCAGGTTAACCGGCTCGCCAATATCAACCGGCTCATCAGCCAGCACGTCTTTCATCAACGCGATGAAAGCGTCATCACTCCATTCATTCATGCTGCGTACTCCTGCGGTGCGGTAACGCTGTAACCCTGTCCAGTAAGCCACTCAATAACCTCTGTGATATCGAGCTGGCTCAGAATCTCGCGGTCGTCTGACTGACCTTATAAAGCCACGTCAGCGGCCTCTACTTTGAATTCACCCTGGCGGATTCCAGGGCGGATATGCACGTCCCGGCATTCAAATTTCAGGTTCATGGTAATAGCCCCTTGCTTTGGCAGAACTCGCGAGCCATCAGCTGATAGCCAGCGGCGTTGTTTGGATATTCACGACTGCTCCCGCTTATCGTGATGATGAGAAGCTGACCGGCGATGGTGAACTTCATGGATGCCTCACTGAACGAGTGAATGAACGCCAGCCAGAACGGAGACGCTCGGTAATAATGTCGAGTAAAGAGTTATTGAAGCTATTGGCACCCATGATGGTGCCGCCTGCGATAGCTAAATCCATCACGGGTGGTTCCTTAAGTTGATTGTTTACATAGCGAATAGCCCGCAATGCAGGCGCTTTGATATGCAGTAAAAGGTGTGCGAATTTAATTAATTCCTGGGGGACTGATTAAATATATTTAAGGCTTAATTTATGGCTATAAATACCAATAAAAACAGGGGGTTCAAAGTGTGACGTGCTGCTCTTTATTTATACCATCGAGAAGTGCTAGGGTGTTTTTTCGCAATCTTGATAAGGGTCTCCTGATGTCAGATTTAATTATCAATCCGAAAACGAATCCTCAATTAGCGGCCCAGCAACTTGTCATTGAGCTAATTAGAGCAGGGCGGTTGCATGAATTCACACAAGATGGCGATGCTTCTTATTTGATTAATTTGTTTGACCAAATAGAGAAGCACTTCACTGAGAAATACGCAGCCTCAGAAGGTGCCAGCCTTACCAGGATTAAATAGCCAAGTGCCATCGTCGAGCTGACTCAGTGAATCAGCTCTGCGGTGTCACTCTTTAATGTCGAATTTTATCGAAGAAACCTGCTTAGTTTTTTTATCGAGCGACTGGAGTTTTTTGATGCGCATCTCTTCTGCCCGAGATAGCGCTTCTTCCTTTGTCAGATGAAAGTCCTTTCCATGAACACACTCAGCAAAGTAGGATTCTGGGAGCTTATATGAGGCCATCCTTTTCTCCTCATCAACTACCGCTTCAGTAGCGAATATCCCACTGGTTAGCGCATACTTTGTTACGTATATCTTCACCATATTTCTCCTGTTAGCAGTTGCGACCGAGGGCTTTATTAATGACTCGCTTTGCCGTGACGATAGCCGTGGGCGAGAGGTGACCATTACTCTCCCAGCTATCTACGATGAGTTGCAGCGATTGCAGCAACTCAGGTGATGCGGCTATAAGTCGGCCGTTTTCATCTTCTGAGCCACTCATCGCCAGCTCAGCGATAACCCCGCCGCCACCCCTGACCTCTCCGGGCACTGGATGGTATCTCCATTCGCCCGGTGCCTCCTTAAACCCATTCATCTCTTTCTCCTGTTTCGGCTAAAATAATGTGTTTTCCACTCTTACCGCGTGAGGCTCTTTGTGAAAAAAAGCGAACTCCCAACAAAAATCTGCACAGTTTGCGGCCGCCCATTTACCTGGCGTAAGAAGTGGGAAAAGTGCTGGGATGAAGTGCGGAAATGCTCAGAGCGCTGTCGGCGTCAGTGAGCAGGATTGGCAATAAAAAAGCCGCCTCGTGGGCGGCTATATGTACACAGGCCAGAACACCTTTCGTGTCTCCAGCTCGTTGAACCTCAGCTCCTTGCTGCACTTAGCCTTCCACTGACGACCGTATAACTTCTGGCAGAACGCCTGACGCTGTACGGAGTTGAATGATGTTGTTCTCATGGTCACCTCGCTCAAATTAACGGGATGCTTTTGCCACGCATCTTCTGACGGGCGTTAACCTGCTGCCCCAGCGGATTGCGCACCTTCATGTGTTCACGGCGCTGCTTCTCTTCGCGCTTCTGAGCGATTGGCTCGTGATGGCCGATAGCCTTCTGTAGCTGCCGGCCATACCCTTCAGCGCTGGATACAGCTTTCACTACTCGATTAACCGGCTTGCTTACTGCTTCGACCTTATCCTCTGGCTCAAGCCCAAAGGCTGCTTCGAGAATGCCCCCAATGCGCTCCAGCTCCATTGCCGCAGCACGGCGACGAGCATGGCGACGGGTTTTAGCGTTGTCCAGACTTGATGATCCGTAAGTAATGACTGTCATGATTACCTCCTGAAATGGTTTTGGTGGTGCAGAAAGTCAGGCGGCTAATCCTGACCGCGTACTCATTGCCGAGCGCCTCCGCCGAAGAGGTTGGCTTCTTTCTGCACCCCAAACCCATCTCGGTTTGTTGCTTTTGCGCTTTGTCAGCGCTCTATGTTGTTAAAGAGCTTCACCGTCCTGGTGAGTCGTGCGTCCTGCTGATGGGATGTAATTTATGCGCAATACGCATATGCGTCAAGCGCATAATGATGGGGATTTCAAAGATGAACTGTAGTTTCTGTGTATGCTTTTGAAACAAAAAGGGAATTATTTTTAGGCGGGTTATGCGTGAGGCATAAAAAAACCCGCACTAGGCGGGTTTGTCGAGATGAGTTGGCTTATCCGTGACGCCTGAACTGCTGAGACTGGCTTAGCATCACGCGGCCGGCTACATGGAGCATATGCATTTCTTCTTCAGAAATGGTCCACTCTCTATAGCGGGGATTATCAGAAATGACGTACAGCTGACTCTTAACCTTCTGCAGGCGCTTTACAAACATGTCGCCATTGAAGTCGAATACGTAGATTCCATCACCATCAAATGTACTTACACCGACATCAACAAATATTAGATCGCCGGGTTCAATGGTGCCTTCCATGCTGTCGCCACGGACATTAATCAGTTTCACTGATTGCTCCGGCCGGTTGCCAAAGATTACTCTGGCTTGTTCCGGTACGTATTCAATAGATCTTATAACTTCAACGACGTCTTTTGACGGTGAACCATCTCCGGCACTTGCAGAAACGTCAAGGACATCAATTCTATACACATCTTTTCTCCCCTTTTTTATAATGGAACTTACACTGTATGTTTCTACAGTATCATTAGCTTCATTAGAAGAGAATAGTTCAGAAACGGGAACGCCGAGAGCTTCAGCAATTTTATGAATTAATGATTCACTAAAGCCTTGAACACCCCGTTCCAGGCGTGACAGGTTGCCTACGTCGCTATCTACACGCAACGCAAGCTCACTTAACGTCATTTTATTCGCTTTGCGAATCTGTCGGATTTTTTGGCCTGTTTTCATCATCACATTAAAACCTTTTTTATGCGTGACGCGCAAAGCGTATTGCGCATATCATGCATATCGCATATTATGCGTATAACGCATTATGGAGGTGCATTATGCAAACGCCACTGAGAAAAATGCGAGTAGAGAAGGGGCTGACAATTTCTGAGGTAGCTATCGCCACCCAGATAGATGTAGGCAACCTAAGTCGTATCGAACGAGGTATCCAGGTCACTTCGCTAGAAACCGCTGAAAAGCTCTCAAAGTTCTTCAAAGGGAAGATCAGCGAGATGCAAATTCTCTACCCGCAGCGATATATGACAGCTGCTGATAGCGCAGCTTAAGCAACACCGCTCTTTATACAATCTAGACCGCCGACAACGCGGTAATCCTTTAAGGCAAATCGTAACCGGTTTACTACTTAATCAACTACTTATTCAATACGGAAAGTATCTCAAATGGAAAACGCAACAACACGCAAATCGAGCACCGTCGTATTTATCGGCCGTCATCTCCTGGCCACCGCGCACCAGGCGCTATCGAATACACGTCAAACCGTGGTTGCAAAGCTGCTCAACGTAGCGGATTCAACAGTCCTTCGCAGAACCGAAAAATTCCCAGAACTCATGGAAACTCTCGCCGCAAGCGGCGTAGAGGATTTTGTCATGCGCGGAGAAAAGAAAATATCTCTGGAGGAGTACCGTTGGCTGATGTCAACGGCGATGAACTTCGCAAAGTTGCAGTTGGAAATCACAAAAGAAAAAGCCCCGAGCTGCGCTAACAGCTTCGAGGCCTAGTAGAGCATTGAAACTTGGTCATTTCAACGAGGTAATTATATGCGAAAACGCAGAATATTCAAAGCACAAGAAGAGAGGCGACACCAAGATTCACCAGACGGGCTGGTTGTTGCAGCTGCTAACAACAAGGCGTTCGCAGAGCGTCTGATTGGCGTTTTCAGGCTGGCTAAGGCGGGGGTGAAGAATGGGAGTCGTTAAGTTATCAGATTACCAGAGGCCGTCTGTAGAGGCCGTGGAGCGTAGAGTGGCGCAGCTTGAAGATGGGTTCACTCGCTTAGCTAACGAACTGCTCGATGCAACGATGGCTTCTGGGCTGAGCGAAACTGAACTCTGTATCGTCATCGCAGTGTGGCGGAAGACATACGGCTTCAGCAAGAAGATGGACTGGATCAGCAATGAGCAGCTTGAGGAGATGATAGGCAAGCATCACACTCACTGCTCAACGGCTAAGAACCTGCTTATCAGGAAGAAAGTCCTGCTTCAGGAAGGCCGGAAAATCGGCATGAATACCAACGTATCTGAGTGGGAAACAAAGAATAACGGATTCTGCAAAACATTAGCTAAACCTGCTAAGAAAACCTTAGCAGAAGTCGCTAACGAACCTTCGCAGAAGTTGCTAACCACAAAAGACAATATACAAAAGAAAAAAGAAAACACCCCCAACCCCCTCACGGGTGTTGGCGCTCAGCAGGTTAAACCTGAAAGACGAAAACCCATTCGCATCGACTACGAAGCCTGCATGAGCGCCTACAACGACATCGTCGGTGACAAGCTTCCCCACGCTGTAGAGCTAAGCGATGAGCGCAAGCGCAAGATGAAAACCCTCGTTACCTCCCTGGCTACGCCAACCGCTGAAGGCTTCCGTGCTTACGTGAACGCCTTCATGCAGCAGGCGAGACCGTTCCACTTCGGAGATAACGACCGGGAATGGGTGGCAACGCTCGATTACCTGTTGCAACGCAAGACACTGACCAAAGTACGTGAGGGAACACTCTGATGATTAACACCGACATTGAAGCCAGCGTAATCGGCGGCCTGTTGATTAGCGGCTACACCCCAGATGCAAGCGACGTTCTGGCTACCCTGGACGAAGAGGATTTCTCGGTCCACCTCTACCGGGATACCTACCGTGAAATCAAGCGGCAGGCCAAGCAGCGAAGCCTGATAGACAGCCTGATGGTCGCTGAGGCGATGGGCGATGAACACTTTGCGAATGTCATGACGACTATGCGCTCCTGTCCCAGCGCAGCCAACCTGAAAGGGTATGCTCAGGTTGTAGCGGATAATGCAAAAATTCGTAAATTCATTGCCTTGCTTTCACAAGGGCAGCAGGACGTCGCCGGGGCTAAAAACCATGAATTTGCCAAGGCTGCTATGGAGAGCTTCATGGCATCCATGACAGACCTTGACCGTCCGGGCGATGAGGTAAGGCCAATGCATATCCAGACGGTGCTAGAAGGCTACGGTGAGTTGCTGGACAAGCGCGTTCGCCAGGGCGAAGACTCCGACACGCTGAAAACTGGTATTCCCGAGCTGGACGCTATCACCGGTGGCATTAACCCCGTCGACCTCGTGATTGTTGCCGCCCGACCCGGCATGGGTAAGACAGAGTTTGCGCTTACCGTTGCTCAGGGCGTTGCAAACCAGAAGCTGCCGGGCGCTAACCAGAAACGTGGGGTGCTGATGTTCAGCATGGAGATGGATGCCAACCAGATTATCGAGCGTCAGGTAGCCGGTGCCGGTAATTTGCCAGTGTCAGCGCTGAGGAATCCGGCACAGATGGGCGATGAAGAATGGGCGAGGGTGTCGCACGGCATCGGTCAGTTGATGAATCTGGATGTCTGGATTGTTGACGCCAGCAAGATGAGCGTTGAGCAAATCAGAGCCATCGCGGAACGGCACAAGCGCAACCACCCAGCACTGTCGCTGATCATGGTCGATTACCTTGGACTCATCGACAAACCGAAGGCTGACCGTAATGACCTCGCTATCGCGCATATCTCCGGCAGCCTCAAGCGCATGGCGAAAGACCTGAAGACGCCTGTTATGTCGCTGAGCCAGCTCTCACGTGACGTAGAGAAGCGCCCCAAAGGCCAGAAACGCCCAACCAATGCCGACTTGCGCGATTCCGGCAGCATTGAGCAGGACGCCGACAGCATCATCATGCTGTACCGGGAAGCGGTTTATGACGAAGAGTCACCTGCCGCACGATACGCAGAAATCATCGTCACCAAAAACCGATTCGGCCAGCTTGGCACCGTGTTCCAGGAGTTCAAGAACGGTCACTTCACACCAACGGATCAGGTTGAGGCAGAGAGCATTTGCCGTGGCCGGCAGAACGATGACCAGCCTCAAGGGCGTCGCTATACGAGAGGAGCAAACGTATGAGCACACAATCAGGCAACATGAAAGCAAAGGCAGATTACTCAATTCTGGACGAAGCGATTAAAACCAGAATCTCTGAAGGTAAAAACACCTTCATGTTGATCGATGGCGGGGATGTTTACGAAGAGGCTAATCGGCTGTCACAAGTCACGGGTAGCAAGGCTTTCCGCATCATCGATCGTCGATTGCAGGCTCTGCGTAAGGGCGGGGTTATCAACTACAGCACCAAAAACAAGTGGACAATGTCATGACAAACAACGATGAGCTGGAAAGGGAGCTGAAACCTTGTCCGTTCTGCGGGAAGAAACCTGAAGTTAGAGATGGAACCTATAGTGGTTCTGCTATTCACGTTTCATGTAGGTGCGGCGCCCAGCTATTTGGCGGGCGAAATCATTTTGGCAGTGAGGATGAAGCCATTAACGCCTGGAACGAGCGCAGCAAGCAGGAGGACTAATGCCCTACATCCTTGCCATTATCGGCGCACCCATTACGGGTTATGGGATGGCTGCTGATGACCCTCAACAAATCATCATTGGAACCATGTGGTTATGCACTGCCTGCATCATCATGGCTATCCAGAAACATGGAGAGAAGCAATGACAGCTGAAATTATTCCTCTCCATCCCCACAGGCAACTCACAAAGGCTCAGCAGTACATCAACCAAGCCCTGAAGTTGGTGCGTGAGGGCGGGCATCAGCAGCACACGCTAGACCTGCTGCTCAGCAAAGCCTATGACCTGGTACTCGACTACGTGGAGACAAGCGAAGGGAGGTAACCGTGAAAAAACAGAGCTATTTCCTGATTGACTCTATCCGACGACGAAACTGCATCGAATACATCCAGACCTTACCAGCCAATCCTGAATCACCCCTCGTAGTAACCATCCAAGAACGCACTCGCAGCATTTCGCAAAACGCCAAGCTTTGGGCTTGCCTGAACGATATTTCAGAGCAGGTCAATTGGCATGGCCGAAAGCTGACCAGCGAAGAGTGGAAGTGGGTATTCACCGCGGCACTCAAGAAGCAAGACGTGGTGCCAGGTATTGATGGCGGATTCGTGGTTTTAGGCCAATCAACCAGCCGCATGGCCGTTCGTGAAATGCGGGACTTAATCGAACTCATCAGCGCCTTTGGTGCCGAGCATAACGTCAGATTCAGCGACGAAGCTGCACGGGCTGCTGAATGGGCGAACAGATACGGAACAACAGCATGAAACCTTGCACAGCCGCACAAGTCGAGCGCATTAGGGCGCTGGCCGGCACCCACACCGCAGCAGAGATGGGAAAAATTCTCCGTCGTACAGAGGGAAGCATCCGCGGTATTGCCAAAAAGCACGGCATTAGCCTGTTTTCCGGCTGCCACAAGAGCCACACCATGCAGGACATTGAAGAAATAGTCAGGCTGCGCCATCAAGGGTTGCCATTTAAAGAAATCGCCAGGCTCACCGGCCTTAAGGTGACCTCATGCCAGAACATCTACCGGAGACACGGATGAACAATTACAGCGAACTATCGGACTATGAAATTAACAAACTGGTCGCCATTGCCCTGGGCGCGAAGATGGTAAATGCCTACTCAGTGAAGGATGTCCGGGAGTCGATTCAATACGACCTGAACGGCAAGACGCTCCTGGTGACTCGCGGCTTCGGCGATGGCCCAAACCGGTTCGACCCGTGCAACTCATGGGCTGATGCAGGGCCGATTATTGAGAAATATGGAATAGGACTGCATAAGGATATGGCTGATAGATGGCTCAGTGATTCTGAAGCAGTGACGCATTACGTTATCCACGATAACCCTCAGCGCGCCGCCATGATCGTCTTCTTGATGATGCAGGAGGCTGGCTATGCAAAAGCCGCCTGAACCAGTATGCGCCCACTGCGGCCTGAAGCTGGAAGCTGACGAAACCTACTGTTGCCAGAACTGCGCTGACTGGTTCGAGATGACCGACCCCAACTATGCAGTAGGGGAGGATGACGATGGCTAAAGGCACCAAGCCGCCAAAGCCGAAAACCTGCCCGATATGCTCCACTGAATACACCCCTCGCTCTACCACTCAGAAAGTCTGCCACTCCTATAAATGCGCTATCGAATTCACCCGTCTCAAGGGAGAAGAGAAAGCCGCGCGTGAAGCCCGTAAGCAACACCGTGAAGAGCGGAAAGAGTGGAACAAGCGCAAAGCCGATGTGAAGCCATTAAGCCACTGGATGAACATGACCCAGCGGGTATTCAACGACTACATCCGGGCAAGGGATGAGGGGCAGGGCTGCATCAGCTGCGGCAGCATAACGGCAGTCAGCTATCACGCTGGTCACTTTCGGACGACAGCGGCGGCATCACAACTCAGGTTCAACGAAGACAACTGCAATTTACAGTGCTCAGCCTGTAATACCCACCACTCCGGAAACATCGGGCCATACCGCATCAACCTGATAGCGAAAATTGGCCTCCAGCGCGTTATAGCGCTCGAATCTGACAGCGACCCTCACCGATACACCCGCGAAGAACTCGACACGCTCAGAGCGCGTTACAGAAAGAAATTGCGCGAACTCATAAAACATCGACAGGAGGCAGCATGAAGAGTGAAGCACTCGCACAACTTGCCCAGGTAATGCGTAAATCAGACCTGAAGAAGCGCTACCTTAAACCAGTAAAGCTCATCACCCCGCTGCAATCTGCCTGGGTGCGCTGCATTCTCGATGTATGGGGCAGCAAATACGGCGGCAATGAAGGGCCGGCAGGGGCATCTAGCGTAATTGGCAGACTGATGATCCGCCAGAGTTGGAACGACAGGGAGAGCGAAAGAATTATGGAGGTGGTTAATAACCTGCATAAGCAAGGCTACACCGGCAACGAGCTATTTCTGAAAGCACAGCAGCTAATCAATCCGCAGAACTCAATCAGCCATCTTCTCGACCGCGCCAACGAACAAGAAGATGCCGACTATGTGGAAGCCATTATTTGCAGACTGTTCGAACCGGCTAACCCGATTCGCCATGTAGCCATTAAATACTACTGTGATCGCAAATGCTCGCAAGACATTGCCTATGAGCTTTCGCGATTGACAGGGATGCATATTGAGAACTCAAAAACGCGGGTTAAATGGTGCAGAGAGCTGTTAGAGGCATCGGTATATCACGCTATCGTGAATGATCTGGAGGCTATAAGGCACGATATTGCTGCTTAAATGCAAGAATTGATAAAATAATCTCAACTTTTATTGAAAGCGTCACTTGGAACTGCTACATTCCTGCTATGCTCGTGACAGAAGTCGTTGAGCAACAGAATTTAAGCCCTGGCCTGACCGCCGGGGCTTTTTGCTATTGTGTTTTCGCACCAATTTCCTGCATTTTCTTGATCACACGGTTTAGCTCATCGTCACTTAACGCGAGCTGTGCGGCCATGAAAAAAAGAATGTGCGGAGACATAGCACGAGGAGACTCGCCGCCAGTATATTTACGCCACTGGCTATTACTTGCAACGCCCGCCAGGTCGGCCATCTGATTGCCGGTATATCCCAGCTTGTCTTTGAGTTGGTTTAAATCTTCCGTAGTTGGCGGTGTGTAGTCGTTAATGAGTCGCATAAATCACCTGTAAAAAAGCCCCATCCGGGGCTTCTGTTAAATAAATTTGAGCAGGACGGTAGTAATAGTTGCCACCGCACCAATCAGGCCGCTGGCTACAGCGATGGGATACCACATCGTTTCACGGTTCAGCTTAGAGGTTTCGGCAATCAACTTAGCAATTTCAGCGTTAATCTTTGCCAGTTCTGCTTGTGTCATCTCGTTAGTGCTCATCGTTCTTCCTTTCGGGTTTGGGCTGCGACCTGTTCGCTACCTCATGTGATAAATAATAGCCCCTTTGGTGCTAGCGGTCAAGGTTTATTTTATTCAAGGTTCACTCCGGTAGGTCTTTTGAGTTCTGCACAACGGTAAGGGCATTCAGTGGGTGATTTCGATCGCTTTAGAAACGTCGATTGCTCTTGACCGTTGTGTTGATATCTTCCTGAGTAATCCAAAATCGCCATAGAGCGACTTTTATTATCCACCCTCCGGTAAACAAATATGTTGACTCGGTAATCATTAATGCTTACTATGGTTGCATGTTCAACAGACAGGAGGAGTAGTGAAGCAAAGCGAGTTCAGGCGGTGGCTTGAATCTCAGGGAGTGGAAGTTTCAAACGGTACAAACCACTTGAAGCTGAAACTAAACGGGAAGCGAAGCGTAATGCCAAGGCATCCCGGCGCTGAGTTAAAAGAACCATTGCGAAAGGGCATAATCAAGCAGTTAGGCCTGAAATAACAAACCAGCCCTTCGGGGCTGGTTCTCGCGGAGATTCACTAAGACGATATGCGATACCCCATTAATCTAGAGCCATGTGAAGGCGGGTATTTTGTTTCATTTCCGGACATACCGGAGGCGCTGACCCAAGGCGATACGCGAGAGGAAGCGCTGGAGATGGGGCTGGATGCGTTGGTGACATCTTTCGATTTTTACTTTGAAGATAACCGAAGTGTTCCGGCACCTGGTGATATAACTGGTGACTTTGTAGAGGTGCCGTTAAGCGTTGCCGCTAAGGTAATGCTGCTTAACGCCTTCGTCGATGCTGGCTTGACGCAAGTTGAGCTGGCTAATCGCATGGGGGTTAAAAAGCAGGAAGTGACGCGCATCTTCGACCTGCACCATACGACAAAAATCGACACCATCCAGAAAGCGATGAGTGCTTTAGGTAAGCGGTTGGAACTAACGGTTGCCTGATTTAACTACCTTACTCAAAGGCTGCCTTCGGGCGGCCTTTTTCGTTTCAGCCCAACAGGTAAGGGTATTGCGACGCATTGCGGGGATGGTTTGAAAGATTATCCATAGACCCGGCAAACAGCAGTGCTCTTTCCGTTGTGGTGAATGCGCAGGCTGATGCGCGGAAGGCCCACGAAAGCTAAGATTTCGTATGCCGGATTTAACAGCACCGGCCACCACATCCCAACAGGCATTTATTGCTTGTAAAAAAGCCTCCCGAAGGAGGCTTCTCGTTACACCTTTAGTTCATTGGCCAGCATCTGAAGCGCCCTGGTAACAACTGCCGATTGAGGCTCACCAGTATGGGCTGCAAGGCGCTCCAGTAACGCGATGGTTTCGACGTTGAGCTTCATGCTCTTTACCTTCAAACCACGCCGTTCATCGCTGCGTTTTTGGATGTCAGTTATTGACCGAGCCATGATAAAATCCTAAATTATGGAGTGTGGGTTGGAGGGGATTTCTCCCCTCCGCCTGACTGTCTTAGTAAGCTGGGGAGCTAATCACTAAGAGAACAATCAGGATGATGATTAACTTCATCATAACCCTTCCTCATGTTGGCCTCTGCTTCGGTAGGGGCCTTCCCGTTTCAGCGTCTGGCTGATGGGATGATTATAGGTAAACCTATATTATAGGTCAACCTATATTTTGCATTCATACATATAAAAAATAAGGCTGCCTACGGGCGGCCTTTTTTCGTTTTAGCGCTCATGGATTTCCCCTGTTTAGTCCTGTGTCCTTTTACCGCGAGCGCTCTTTTATTTCTTTCAACAGCAATAGTGCCGGTCTTGCCGGGATTGCCGGAGACGGCCATGTCAATCACTGAACTAATTTTCACCAAAGAAACGCTCCTCAGTGTGGGTGGCGCTCTTTCTGTTGGCCTAAACGGATGGATGGCCTTTAGCCGCTACTGGATAAGTAACCGCGCCCGCAATGCTAACGACTCGCAGCAAGTGAACATGCTGGAGTGGCAAAGCAAGGCTCTGTTAGAAGCAAACACCAAAATCGACCAGTTGCGCGATGAGATAGAAGAGCGTGACGAGACAATCCGCCAGTACTGGAAAACCATTTCAGAAACTCAGGCGCGACTCCAAATCATCGAAAGCTCCCAGAAGCACCTTGAGATGCAGAATGACAGCCTTAAGGAGCAGGTAAGAGAGTTGACGATATCCAATATGAATCTGGTGAAAGAAATCACCGATCTTCGCACCTCATTGGGGGTTCAGCGATGAGCATTAAAAACTCTGAAGGGGAAACCCTTATTACCTGGCAAATGCTGCTGATAGTTATCAGCTCAGCGCTGGGGATATATCTCGCCGGTTGCTTCTCAGGATACTTCATTGCCAGTACGGAATATTCGTTAAGGGCAGATAAGCGGGACAAGACAGTCAATGACATCAGCAAGAAAGTAGACCGACTCCCTCAAGCGGTTAATGAAGCGGTCAAGGAGGGGGAAGGGAAATGACGAAAGACGACATTTTTAACGAAATCCTCGACAAGGAAGGGGGTTACGTGAACAACCCCAATGACAAAGGCGGCGCGACCAATTGGGGCATCACTGAAGCGGTTGCCCGCGCTCATGGCTACACCGGCGACATGAAGAACCTGACCCGTGAGCAGGCTCTTCAGATTTACGAGATTGACTACTGGTATAAGCCCAACTTCAGCAGCGTGGTCGATATTGCCCCGCAAGTGGCTGTAGAGCTGGCCGACACTGGCGTGAATATGGGTGTGACTGTTGCGGCCAAGTTCCTACAGCGTGCACTGAACGTGCTCACTGATGCCACCCTGAGTGTTGACGGCATTATCGGTACCGGCACCCTCAACGCACTGAAGCAGTACATGCAGAAGCGTGATGAGCTGACGCTGGTTAAAGCCCTCAACTGCCTTCAGGGCGCTCGTTACATCGAGCTGGCTGAACAAAGGCCGGCAAACAAAACGTTCATCTACGGATGGCTGAGTAAACGGGTGAGCATCTGATGGCGCTAACAGACATTGTGAAAAGCGTTGGCGACGGCAAGCAGAGCCTCAGTAAGTGGACGCAGCTCATTGCGTTTCTTATCAGCTCCGGCGTGATTGCCTGGTACGCCTACAAGCTTGAACTCAGCGAGTGGATGTTCACCGCTTATTTCGGCGTGGCGGTCGGGGCAAACATCATCAACAAGAAGATTGCCACTGACAAAGACACCCAGGATAAGAAGATTGATGCAGGCATCGACCCGGAGAGCAAGTTATGACGCTTGAGATGATTATCGGCGGCATTGTGGCGCTGCTGGGTGTGCTTGCTGCGGCGTTTGGCATCGGCCACTCAACCGGCAAGACCAAAGCCGAAGCGGCCGCTCAGGAGCGCGAGACGCAAATCAAGATTGATGCTGAGCAGCAGGTGGCAAAGCGTCAGGTAACTGTAGCCAAAGAGGCATCCGATGTTAAAGACACTGTTACCCGTATATCTGATAGCACTGTTGATCAGCGGCTGCACGACAAATGGCGATCCCCACCCGAGTAAGGTGATAGACACCGGCTGTCTGTGGGTAAAGCCCATCTACCTGACTGACAGCGATATCACCTCCCTGGACATCAGGACGAAGCGGGCAATCCTGGCGCATAACGAAACGTGGCAGGCGAACTGCGGCAAAGCATGACAACCCACAAGAGGATTTAGCCTCATTCACAAAGCATCATCAGCCTCGCACTCGCGGGGCTTTTTTATATCCGCAATAAACCGCGCAGTCGCATGCGTATCTCAACGAGAGCCTTTCAGTAAGCGAGCCTGAGAACTGCCGTTATAGGTGGCGACCTCTCTCGGGCGGCTTTTCTGTGCGAACAGGCTCACTTTCTAAAAGGTAAGCGCAATGAAAGAACTAAAGCTGTTTAACCACCCTGTTCGAGTGAATGATGAGGGAATGATTTGCCTGACCGACATGTGGCAGATCGCAAAAATGCGAGCAGAATCTGGTGATGATAAATTCCTTGCTGGCCGTGACATTAACAGCATCAGGCCTTCCCAATTCTCTCGTCTTGAATCGACAAGATTATTTATCAATGAGTTATCTAAATGTGATTTGAACACACATTTAAAAACGGTTCGCGGTAAGCATGGTGGCACGTTTGGAAGTCGATATGTTGCCTATGAATTCGCTGGTCATATTGATCCGGCCTTCAAGGTTGGCGTCTATACGGTGGTGGATAAATTCCTCTCTGGCGAAATGGTGACAATGGCCAGCTATATGGCTGAAGCCAACATGGCTGATCACATTTACCAGGAAGAAGCATCAGTGGTTAGTGATGCCGCAAGGACAATGAATTACTGGGGAGTAGGCGGAAGGAAGCGCCACCTGACGGTTAAAAGGCAAGAGGCCTATGACAAACTACAAGTGAAAATTCCCGGCCTGCCGCAGTGATCATCACAAGGCGCATTTACGAGTGCGCCTGATGATGAAAAATTTCTTAAAGAGCTAGCAGAAGCATTATCAAAGTTTTGAGAGTATTTCGTTAGCTGCAAAGGTTACTGCAGGTAAAATGACCTCTTTATGTAGGTTTATCAATTCTAAAAAAGATTTGTACCGCTCGATTTTCCCATTTTTTGACGGCGTTGATTCAACTTTTGCCAGCTTAGATAAAAGATCTTTCTTAAGCTGAATGTCAATTTCAAGGCTGGCTATAGATTCTGCAAGATGTTTGAAGTTTTCGGAAGAGTCTAGCAAATGGATAGTGTTATCAGATAAATGCAGTTGGGAACTATTGATAGCCCTGATTGCATCCATATCCCCTTGAAATTTGTTTCCCGTGATAACTACGTCTGTGCAGCCATCAATAAATATTCCAATTGGCTTTTCGGTGCGCTGTGTATTCATGTTTCTTTCCTATGGCTTTAGTGAGATTTCTTCTGAATAGAATGTTTAGTGTCAAATTGACAGATTTTGAAGGATAACAGTTCGCCAAGTGATGAAGCGTTGTGAAACTGGTAAAAAAGCCGGCTTTACGACCGGCTTTGATCTTGTACTTATCTTTTGCTGTCTGGAGTTTTCTTAACTGGCTGCCAAGTTGCCCCAGGAGATGTGGTCGGGGGAGCTGTGTGATTATCTGGAATGGTTGTGTAGTTATCAGTCTTACCACCACGAGGGCCAATCTGTTGGTAGACGCCACCATTCTTACCACTATTTTGACCAGGTTTTAAAGCCATAAAACCCCCTTAAGGGCATAGCCACAGGATTGTGGCAACCTCGATTTTATGGTTAAAAAATGATCTTTCAAATTGAAATAAATTCACATAAACGTGGTGCTTATGCCATCAGCAATCCCTCGCGCATGTCGCAAGCTCGGCTGCTGCAAGACAACGACAGACCGCTCAGGCTATTGCGATGACCACCGCCATGAAGGCTGGCAACAGCACCAACGTGGACAAAGCAGGCACCAGAGAGGATACGGCAGTAAATGGGACATCATCCGCGCCCGCATCCTGAAGCGTGACCGGCACATCTGTCAGCAATGCCTGAAGAACGGGAGACCTGTTCCCGCATCCACGGTTGACCACATCAAACCTAAAGCACATGGCGGCAATGATGACGACGGCAATCTTCAAGCGCTGTGTTGGCCGTGTCATAAAGCGAAGACAGCAAAGGAGAGAGTGAAGTGAAAGACCTCATCATTGAGTATCGCAATGGCAAGCTGGCTGAACTGCGCGTCGATGGCGTGCTGCTCGAAGGTGTGACGTCACTGGGCTTCAGTCATCGCACAAGGGAAGAACTGCCACAGCTGACAGTCAGCCTGACAATGACAGGCGCTGAGTCTCTGATTGCGCCAGACATTGACAAGAAGGCCGTAGAGAGCGTGACACAGCCCTTCACTAATGCAGATGCAAAGCATCAGGACGTGGCGAAAGCAGTACGAGAGATGACTACTCAGCGCCTTCAGGCAGAGATGAGGCCTGGCGGCATTCTCCATAAAAGCAAATGAGAACCGTAATCATTGAGCTGTTCATGGGGAGGGCGGGGGAAAAGTTCACAGCTTTGAACGTAAAGGACCGCCGCCTAAGTTTTTCTCGCATCGCCGCAGGTTAGAAACCTTTTTTATGGGTACCCCCAAAGTACCCTCTCAGTGGAGTTTTCCCTATGTCTGGCCCACCGAAAACCCCGTCACACCTGGTTTTGGTGAGGGGGAACCCATCCAAGCGCCCAATTAACCAGAACGAGCCGAAACCGGAGAAGGGGATACCCAATACTCCGAAGCATCTCGACAAAATGGGCAAATACTGGTTTCAGCAGATAGCTCAGGAGCTGGACAACATCGGTGTGTTGACACAGCTCGATGCAAAAGCGCTGGAACTGCTGATCGAGGCCTATACCGAGTACCGCCGGCACTGCGAAACGTTAGATCGTGAAGGGTACACCTATGCGATTTACAGCGAAGAGGAGCCGGACGAAGGTAAAGAGCGGGCTATCAAATTTATTAAAGCGCATCCAGCCGCGGCTATGAAGGCTGACGCCTGGAAGCGTATCCGTGCCATGCTGGCTGAGTTCGGTATGACACCGGCATCGCGCAGTAAGGTTAATGCTGGCGGGCCTGATAAAGTCGACCCGCTGGAAGAATTCCTGAAAGCGAGGGACTGATGGCTAAGGTTGCAGACGGAATCCGCTACGCCGAGCGCGTAATGAGCGGCGAAATCGTCGCGTGCAAATATGTTAAGCAGGCCTGCGCCCGGTTCCTTGATGACCTTCAGGTCGGTGAGCAGCGCAACGTTTTCTTCAGTGAAAGCCGCGCTCAGCACATCCTCAACTTTTATAAATTCGTGCCGCACGTCAAAGGCGATCTGGCTGGTAAGCCGATTGACCTGATGGATTGGCACATCTTCATCCTGATTAACATCTTCGGCTTCGTGGTTCCTCAGATAAACGAACTGACAGGCGAGCAGGTGCTGAACAACAGCGGTAAGCCGGTAATGGTACGCCGCTTCCGCACAGCCTATAACGAGGTGGCGCGTAAAAACGCCAAATCCACCCTTTCTTCCGGTATCGGCCTGTATATGGCTGGCGCGGATGGAGAAGGCGGGGCAGAGGTTTACTCGGCGGCAACCACTCGCGATCAGGCGCGCATCGTGTTCAACGATGCCGTGAATATGATTAAGCAGTCACGCGCCGCGCTGGGCCGGCTGTTTGACTACAACAAGCTCGCGATCTTCCAGGAGCGCACGGCCTCCAAGTTTGAGCCGCTTTCCAGCGACGCCAACAACCTGGATGGTCTGAATATCCACTGTGCGATCGTCGATGAGCTTCACGCACACCGTACCCGCGACGTGTGGGACGTTCTGGAAACAGCAACGGGCGCACGGTCGCAATCTCTCCTGTTTGCCATTACCACCGCAGGCTTTAACCGCGAAGGTATTTGCTATGAGTTGCGCGACTATGCGGTGAAGGTGCTGAGCGGCGTGGTAGAGGATGACACCTTCTTCGGGATTATCTTCACACTGGACGAAGGTGATGAGCCGTTCGACGAAAGGGTGTGGCAGAAAGCTAATCCGGGGCTGGGTATCTGTAAGCGCTGGGATGACCTTCGACGCCTGGCGAAAAAGGCGCAGGAGCAGGTGTCCGCCCGCAATAACTTCTTCACTAAACACCTCAATATCTGGGTCAGTGCTGAATCAGCCTGGATGGATATGATGAAGTGGGAGGCCTGCGAGCCGCTGGCACCGGCGCATGAGCTGAAAACATATCCGATGTGGGTCGGCGTGGATCTGGCAAACAAGATTGATATCTGCGCAGCGGTCAAAGTCTGGCGTGCGCCTGCCGGCCATGTCCATGCGGATTTCAAATTCTGGCTGCCGGAAGGGCGGCTGGAGCGTTGTTCGCGGCAAATGGCAGAGCTGTACCAGAAGTGGAGTGATAGCGGCCACCTGACGCTGACTGATGGTGACGTTGTCGACCATGCCATCATCAAAGAAGACCTGCTGGCGTGGATTGCCGGTGAAAACCTGCGTGAAATTGGTTTTGACCCGTGGGGCGCAACCCAATTCAGCCTGTCTCTGGCTGAGGAGGGTGTACCTATGGTCGAGGTGGCGCAGACGGTTCGAAATCTGTCTGAGGCCATGAAGGAAACTGAGGCGCTGGCTTACGCCGGACGACTGCATCACAGCAACCATCCGGTTATGACCTGGATGATGAGCAACGTCACCGCAAAGATGGATAAAAACGACAATATCTTCCCCAACAAATCGACGCCTGAGGCGAAGATAGACGGGCCGGTCGCCATGTTTACCGGGCTTAGCCGTCTAATCCTCAATGGCGGAGAAGAACCGCAGGATTTAAGCGGCTTCTTTGATAATCCGATAATGGTAGGTTTCTGATGAAAGAGAACAAACAGCCCGGCAAGGTGAAAAGCGCGCTGCTGAACTGGTTGGGCGTGCCGATCGGACTGACGACAGGAACCTTCTGGCAGGAGTGGATGGGCATGAGCAGCAGCGGAAAGGTGGTGTCGGCTGATAAAGCGATCCACCTTTCTGCCGTCTGGGCCTGTGTCCGGCTGCTGAGTGAATCGATATCCACGCTTCCGCTGAAGATTTACGAGCGCCAGGCGGATGGCTCGCGCAAGCCGGCCTCGACGCATCCGGCTTATCAGGTGCTGTGCCGTCGTCCCAATATGGAAATGACACCATCACGTTTCATGCTGATGGTCGTTGCCAGTATCTGCCTGCGTGGTAATGCGTTTGTTGAAAAAAAAATGATCGGCAACCGCATGGTGTCGCTGGTGCCGCTGCTTCCTCAGAATATGGTGGTGAAGCGGCTGGATAACGGCAACCTGGAGTACACCTACACAGAGGTACAGGCGCAGCGCGTCATACCGGCAAAAAACATCATGCATATTCGCGGCTTCGGCCTGGATGGCGTCTGCGGCATGATGCCGATGATGGTCGGACGGGACGTGATCGGCTCTGCCATGGCCGTTGAAGAGTCAGCAGCAAAGATTTTTGAGAACGGGCTGCAAAGCTCTGGTTTTCTCTCTGCCGAGCAGGCACTGGATGCAGAGCAGCGCGAGCGGCTGCGCGGTTATATGCAGGCATTCACCGGCTCCCGTAATGCCGGACGGATTATGGTGCTGGAAGGCGGGCTGAAGTATCAGAACGTCACCATGAACCCGGAAGCGGCACAGATGCTGGAGTCACGTGCATTCAGCATTGAGGAGATTTGCCGATGGTTTCGCGTCCCGCCGTTTATGGTGGGCCATGCGGATAAACAGAGCAGCTGGGCATCGAGCGTTGAAGGAATGAACCTTCAGTTTCTGACTAACACACTGCGCCCTCTGCTGGTCAACATCGAACAGGAAATCTCCCGATGTCTTCTGGATGGAGATGACGATCTGTTTGCTGAGTTCTCTGTTGAAGGGCTGCTGCGTGCTGACAGTGCCGGGCGTGCCGCATATTACACAACCGCTCTTCAGAACGGATGGATGTCGCGTAATGACGTGCGCCGCCTGGAGAACATGCCGCCGATTGAAGGTGGCGAGCTTTATACCGTGCAGTTGAACCTGACGCCGCTGGAAGACCTGAAACAGAACAGCCAGGCGGCTCAGGCTGAGCAACTGCTTAAGCTGCATAACCACCTCTTCCCAGATATACCTTTCGCGCAATCCCCGCTGAAATAGGCGGCTTAGGAGCTATTCCCATGACACTGAAAAGCCTTCCGGAAGCACCGGCGGGGCGGCCTTCTGCACTCTCAAAACGGGATTTGCCGGCTGCCGCCATGGAGCGCTGGAACGGCGGCATCAAAGCCGCGAACACTGATGAAAACAGCATCTCTATTTTTGACGTTATCGGCGCGGATTACTGGGGCGAAGGGGTAACAGCCAGCCGCATCTCCGGCGCGCTTCGCTCAATGAATGGCGCTGACGTAACGGTGAACATCAACTCGCCCGGCGGCGACATGTTTGAAGGCCTGGCGATTTATAACCTGCTGCGCGAGTACAAGGGCAAAGTTACCGTCAAGGTGATGGGGCTGGCAGCGTCTGCTGCCTCAATCATCGCGATGGCCGGTGATGACGTACAAATCGGACGCGGTGCGTTCCTGATGATCCACAACTGCTGGGTTTATGCGATGGGTAACCGTCACGACCTGGCGCAAATCGCAGCGGATATGGAGCCTTTCGATAAAGCGATGGGCGATATCTACTCAGCGCGCACGGGCCTCAGCATGGAGGACGTGGCCGCAATGATGGACGGCGAAACCTACATCGGCGGCAGTGACGCAGTTGATAAAGGCTTTGCCGATCGCCTGCTGTCCGCTGATGAAATTTCTGATGACGACGACAGCCCGGCGGCGGCACTGCGCAAACTCGATGCGCTGCTGGCTAAGGCTGACACCCCTCGCTCTGAGCGTCGAAAACTTCTCAAAGCTTTAACCGGCAGCAAGCCAGGCGCTGCTGCCGATCACGATGGTAAGCCGGGCGCTACCGAAGAAATTAACCCTGACAATCTCAAACAACTTGAAGACGCCCTGGCGGCGTTCGGCAAATAAGGAAAACCCATGTCTGAAGTTAACGATTTACTGAAAAAAGTCTCTGCGAAGCTGGAAGAAGTTTCCGGCACCTTCAGCCAGAAGGCCGAAGACGCGCTGAAAGAGGCGAAAAACTCCGGCCAGCTGTCCGCGCAAACAAAAGATGCGGTAGATAAGATTGCTACCGAGTTCAACGCCCTGAACGAAGCAAATAAAACGCTCAAAGCCTCTCTGGGTGAGTTGGAGCAGCACGTGGCTAATATGCCGCTGGCAAATGCGAAAAAGGTCGTCGAGTCCGTGGGCCACACCGTAATCAGCTCTGAAGCCCTGAAGGCGTTCGCTGCCAGCGTAGAAGGCGGTAAGCGTGTGAGCGTGCCGGTGAATGCCGCGCTGCTGTCCACGGGCGTTGCTGAGGGTGTGGTTGAGCCTCAGCGTCTGCCGGGTATCGACACCGCGCCAAAACAGCGCCTGTTCATCCGTGACCTGATTGCGCCGGGCCGCACCAGTGCGCCGGCCATCTTCTGGGTGCAGCAGACCGGCTTTACCAATAAGGCTGCGGTAGTGCCTGAAGGCACCACCAAGCCGTACAGCGATATTCAGTTCGCCACGCAAATCACGCCGGTCACCACCATCGCCCACATGTTCAAAGCGTCCAAACAGATTCTGGATGACTTTGCACAGTTGCAATCCACCGTGGATGCAGAAATGCGCTATGGCCTGAAGTATGTCGAAGAGCAGGAAATTCTGTTCGGTGACGGCACCGGCGCGCACCTGAAAGGCATTGTGCCGCAGGCATCCGCCTTCTCCGCAGCGTTCAGCGTTGAGCAGCAGAATGGTATCGACGATCTGCGTCTGGCGATGTTGCAGGCGCAGCTGGCGCGCTTCCCGGCGTCCGGCCACGTCCTGCACTTCATCGACTGGGCGAAGATCGAGCTGACCAAAGACACGCTGGGCCGTTACATCCTGGCGAACCCGTCCGCACTGACCGGCCCGACGCTGTGGGGCCTGCCAGTTGTAGCCACTGAGGCGGCTGCGTTCCAGGGCAAATTCCTGACCGGCGCGTTCAACGCTGCGGCGCAACTGTTCGACCGTGAAGACGCCAACGTGGTGATCTCCACCGAAAACGCCGACGACTTCGAGAAAAACATGATCTCGATTCGCTGCGAAGAGCGCCTGGCGCTGGCCGTTAAGCGCCCTGAAGCGTTTATTTACGGCACCTTCACCGCACCGGCATCTGCTGGCGCTTAACCGCTGACAGCGGCCTCCGGGCCGCTTTTCTATGAGGAACCAGCCATGAAACTGCGATCCATCAAGCCGATTTACCATCAAGGCGAAGTGCTGACTGAAGGCACTGAATTTGAAACGCTGGAGCAGCACGGTCGCGAGCTTATTCAGCGCGGTTACGCTGAAGAGTCCGGTACTAAGAAAGACTCAGGCGATGAAAGCGGGGCCAAAGGTAAGGCGAAAACGAAGTAAGGGGCATATATGCTGACCGTTGATCAGGTGAAGCATCACTGCAACATCGAGCAGGACTTTACTGAAGATGATGCCTGGCTGGCGGGCCGCATTAAGGCGGCGGTGCGGTACGTGGAAAATTACACCCGCCGCACGCTTTATGAGGATGCCACCGACGCGCTTTATCTGGCTGATCCTAATCGCCTGCTATATGGCGAAGATGTTGAGACCGCCATGTTGATGCTGATTGCACACTGGTATGCAAACCGGGAGGCAGTCGTTACGGGCATCAGTGCGGTGACGTTGGATTACGCTGTGGAAGCATTTTTACAGCCTTACAGGATTTATGGCCTATGAGAGCGGGACCCTTACGGCACCGGATTATCATTCAGCGGCCAGCATCTATCCGCTTACCATCCGGCCAGCCTGAAAAGACGTGGGTAGACAGCGCCAGCTTACGCGCCGAGGTCAGGGATATTTCAGGCAGGGAGTTATTGTCTTCAGGCGCTGAGTTATCAGAGGCTACTGTGCGCATCAGGTTGCGTTACAGAGCTGATATTACGAGTGAATGCCGCGTGCTGTTGCGTGGGAAAGTCCATGAGATTGTCTCGGTGATTGCAGATGCCATGCTGACAAGCCTGGAGCTTTTATGCAAGCAGGGGGTGAAGCAGTGATTAACTCTAATTTAGACTTTGGCGGGCTGCTTGATTTAAGCCACGAACTTGAGGTGTTGAGTAAGGCGGAAAGTCGGCAGGTTTTACGCAAGGCTGTACGCGCTGGCGCGCAAGTTGTCAGGGACGAAGTTGAGGCCAGGGCACCCGTAAAAACCGGGAAGCTGGCACGTAACATTGTGGTTTCTTCTGGGAAAGCACCAGCCGGAGAGGCAGTGGCCGGTGTTCGCATCCGCGGGGTAAATCCCGCAGGCACAAACAGTGATACGACAACCAAGGCCAATAACCGTAACAATGCCTTTTACTGGCGCTTCGTTGAGCTGGGTACGTCAAAAATGGCAGCACATCCCTTTGTCCGGCCTGCCTATGACGCCAGGCAAGAAGAAGCAGCCCAGGCCGCATTTGCCGAAATGGCTCGTGCGATCGACGAGGTTCTTGCCAAATGACAGAGGCTGACATTTATCCATTGCTGAGCGAACTGGCTATGGGGAATGTTTTTCCCTACGTTGCGCCACAAAATACCACCGCCCCCTGGGTGGTTTTCATCCTGCCATCGGCAACCTTCGATGACGTGCTGGGCGGCCAGTCTGGTGCCAGCGCAAATACACTGCAAATTGATGTCTATGCCCACACCATCGATGAGGCGCGAGAAATTCGCACGCTGGCGCGCGATGCCCTTAAACCACTGAATCCAGCAAACCTCAACGAGCTAAATGACTATGAGGGCGATACAGCGCTATACCGCGCCACGCTTGAAGTTCAGCTCTGGAGTTAACCGTCTGAATCCGCCGCCTCCGGGCGGTTTTTTATTATCTGGAGAACACCATGTCCTCAAAGTACGAAAAAACACAGGGAACGAAAATCAACGTTTCCTCAGCCCCGGCAACGCAGGCTAATCCTACCGGTGCCACCTGGCAAAGCATCAACTGCTCCACCAAAGAGCTCAGCTTTACTGGGGGGCAAAAGTCTGACATTGAAACCACTACGCTCTGCTCCACCGAGCAGGAGATGACCAATGGTCTGGCTGCCCCTGCTGAAGTCACTCTGTCTGGGAACTGGTCCGCTGATGAAGTGGGGCAGGAAACTCTTCGTTCTGCCTACGACAGCGATGCACAACACGCTTTTCAGGTTATTTTCCCGTCAGGTAACGGCTATGCCTTCCTCGCGGAAGTCCGGCAAAACAGCTGGAGCATCTCTACTGCGGGGGTGGTAACCGCATCCTTTACCCTGCGCGTGAAGGGTAAGCCTGTCCCGATCGTCCCAGCTCCGGCGGCATAATATCAGCGGCGAAAGCCGCTTTTCCCCATAAAAAGAGACCAATGAAATGACAAAAAAGGCATCACCCAATCCATTACGCGCACTGGCGCTGGCCCCAATGGCCGGTTTCCGCAGCAAAATTGTCACTGTCCCTGAATGGGAAAACGCGAAGGTTAAATTGCGTGAACCGTCAGGTCAGGCCTGGCTGGAATGGCAACAGATCATCAGCCCTGAGCAAAGTGGCGAAGAGCCGAAACTGACTGCCGCAGAACGTGCCCTGCGCAACAAAAACGCAGATGTAGTGCTGTTTATCGATGTTTTGCTCGATGAAGAAGACATGCCGGTGTTTGCCGCTGAGGACAAGCCGCTTATTGAGAAAATTTATGGCCCGGTACATGCGCGCTTATTGAAACAGGCGCTCGACCTGAGCACGTCACAGGCCGCAGCAGAAGCAAAGTAAAAGAGCCCGGCACATTTTTCCTGATGACACTGGCGCTGCGCCTTGGCCGAACCCTTGATGAGCTGAGACAGACGCTGACTGTCAGCGAGCTGCGGATGTGGATTGAATACGACAGGGTAAGCCCTATCAGCGACCGACGCGGTGATATTCAGGCTGCACAGGTGGCGACTGCTGTCCTGAACTCACAGGGTGCGAAGGTCAAAATGGAAGACGTTCTGCTCCAGTGGCGTGAGCCTGAGCCAGCGGAGGAAAGTGACGGGCTTGAAGGTTTCTTTGCAGCACTTGTCGGCTAATCAGCATTAAGTGACATTTCATAACGATAATATTAAGATTATGTCTGATTGTTAAAGATAAGGGATGTGATATGGAGTTTATTCTTGTTGCTGCCGTACTGGGAATCATTCCTGCTCTAATTGCTCAAAGTAAAGGTCGCTCATTTGTTGCATGGTGGTTTTATGGTTTCCTGTTATTTATCATTGCACTAGTTCATTCCATCGTTATTAAAAAAGATAACAAGGTAATTGAGCAGGAAATGATTGATGATGGCATGAAAAAATGCCCTTTCTGTGCAGAGCTAGTACGTAAGGAAGCTGTTAAGTGCAAGCATTGCGGCAGCGATATTAGCGGGAATAGCCACTCAGCTTCGAATGTAAAAACCGATGAAGAATATTTAGAGGAAGCCAGGAAAAAAGCCGGACTCCTTTAATAATATTAACCTCTACAAACCTCGCTCTGGCGGGGTTTTTTATTAGGTGAATTATGGCTACTCTCCGCGAACTCATTATCAAAATCTCTGCAAACTCCAGTTCATTCCAGGCAGAGATAGCGCGTGCTTCGCGAATGGGGGCGGATTATTACCGCATCATGGAGCAGGGCGGCAGGAAAGCAGCTGCTGCGACGCAAGAAAGCCAGCGAGCCATTCAGGAGCTGAATGAGCAATTGGCTTCAACCCGTGAAACTGCACTGGAGATGACGGGAGTTTTTGCTGGGGCATTCGCGACCGGCCATCTTATTGAGTTAGCCGATACGTGGAACTCAGTCAATGCCCGCCTGAAGCAGGCTTCTCAATCATCCAGCGAGTTCACCATCGTCCAGAAGGCGCTGATGGATATCAGTCAGCGCACGGGTACGGCTTTTGGTGATAACGCTGATTTATTTGCACGCTCGGCGGCATCGATGCGTGAATTTGGCTACAGCGCTCAAGATGTGTTGAAAGTAACAGAGGCGGTATCTACCGGACTGAAACTATCAGGAGCCGGCGCTGAAGAGAGTAGTTCGGTTATTACACAGTTTAGCCAGGCGCTCGCTCAGGGCGTGCTGCGTGGCGAAGAATTTAACGCCGTCAACGAGGCCGGCGATCGAGTAATTCGAGCTCTGGCGGCGGGGATGGGCGTCGCCCGAAAAGACCTGAAAGCTATGGCTGATCAGGGGCAACTAACTATTGATAAAGTGGTGCCTGCACTGACAAGCCAATTGGGCAAGCTCCAGAGTGAGTTTTCAGCCATTCCTGACTCTGTCTCTGGTTCGGTGACAAAAGTTCAGAACGCCTTCCAGCAATGGGTCGGTGAAGCGAACAATACATCTGGCGTTACGCAAACCCTGTCGAACGTCCTCAGTGGCGCAGCCAAAAATATTGATAACGTCGCCGCAGCTGCTGGAGCGCTAGTTGCTGTTGGAGCTGCTCGCTACTTTGGTGGGATGGCGTCAGGGGCTGTTTCAGCTTCGGCAGGTATTGTCACCGCTTATAAAAGTGAGGTTGCGTTAACGCAGGCGCAAATTCGTGGTACGCAGATCTCTACGGCGCGCGCCAGGGCTGCCGTCTATCGTGCCCAGCAGGCTGTTGCAGCTGCTCGCGCAACGGCCGCACAAGAAGCGGCAGAAAGACGACTAGCTTTGGCTCAGGCTACGCTGAGTAGAAATGTGGCAGCTAGGGCAGCAGCACAAGAGAGGCTGAATAACATAACCTCCATAGGTAGTAGGGTTGGCGGTGGATTGTTGCGTTTAGTTGGTGGGCTACCCGGCATTCTGCTTATGGGTGCCGGGGCCTGGTTCACCATGTACCAAAAACAGGAGCAAGCTAGAGAATCGGCGCAAGCGTACATGAAAACGCTGGGAGACATTAAAAATGCCGCTCCTAAAATGACCCTGCCAGAAGTATCCGATAGCGTACCGCAGGCGAAAGCCTCACTAGATGAACAAAATCGACTGGTAGAAGAACAGGCAGGTAAAGTTAACAAGCTGAAAAATGAAATACAGGGCTATCAGCAGATTATTGCTAACCCTGGACCACAGCTTGGTGGTTATCTAATTAACCACCTGACGAGCCTTGCCGAGGTGTCAGCGGGGCTTCAACAAGCCTCATCTGATTTAGCAATTGAGCAAGAAAAGCTCAATCAGATGCAAGCTAAATCTCAGAGCATACAGCAGGTACTGGAAGCGTTAGAGCATCGGCGTATAGCCTTAATAAGGCAGCAGGCTGCTGAACAGAATGCATCTTATCAGTCCCTTCTAGTGATGAACGGGCAGCACACTGAGTTTAACCGGCTGCTTTCCGTTGGTAATAACTTGTTAGCCTCCCGACAAGGATTGCAAAACGCACCCTTCAGGATTCCCACTGCAAAACTTACTGATAAACAGAGCGACGCAATTCAGAGGGCTGAAAGAGAGAATCAGCTAGCTTCTCTCTCTGGTGTTGACAGGATAAGAAAGCAGGCGGAATTTAATGCTGATGATGCAGGGCTGACCAATACTCCAGAGTATGTTGAGGCTCGGCGGAAACTCATTAATAACACTGTCGAAGCGTGGCAGAAGCAGGAAGATTTAAACAATGCATTAAAGGATGGCAAGCGCGCTCAAAGTGATGCCGCCAAAGAGCAACGATCCGCTGCTCAGGTGGCGGAGCAGTATTCCCGCAAAATGGCAGATCTCAGCGTTGCTACTGAGGTGCAGCGGATTCGTGCCTCACAGGGAGAAAAAGCAGCTGATCTTTATGCTGCTTCACATGAGAACGGAGCGAAGTGGACAGACGAGCAGCGAAAAGCGATTCAGGCTTCATCTACTGAACTGGCGCGGTGGACTCAACAGGCCGATGAAGCAGTGCGCAAGCAGCGGGAGATGGTCGATGCGTTGCAAGATCTGCGTGATGCAACGCGGCGGTATCAGGATGATGCAGCCCTTACCATGACAACTTCCGGGATGGGTGATCGGCAGCGAGACCGCTTCAATGAGCAACAGCAAGTAGAGCGAATTTTCGATAAAACGGATAAGGGGACTGAGGCGATAGCCGCACGAAATTCAGCACTTGATTCGTTGAGTAAGAAATACCAGGCAATAGCTGCTGCGGAATCTGACTGGCTAAGCGGCGTTTCCCGAGGCTATGAAAACTGGCTTGAAAGTGCCAGCAATATCTCCGGCACCGTTTCTCAAGGCATTACCTCCACGATGGACAGTGCGCTGGACAATATGGCCGCTGGTCTGGCCGGCAGCAAGGCAGACTGGAAATCCTGGGGCCTTTCAGTTCTCCAGATGATTTCTAAAGTAGCGTTGCAAATGGCGATCGTAAACTCGCTGGGTGCGGCAGGGAACTCCGGCTTATCAGGGCTATTCAGTGGGTTGGCGAGCGGCATCGGAGGAATTGCTACAGGTGGCGCAGGAGCAGCTGCTGGCACTGGTGCAATGGGGCTTTCAACGAGCTTCGGTGCTTATGATGGCGGTGGTTTCACTGGGGCAGGCGGGAAGTACGATCCAGCCGGCATCGTGCACAAGGGCGAGTTTGTTTTCACCAAGGAAGCGACAGATCGGATTGGAGTTTCCAACCTCTACAGTATGATGAAAGGCTATGCAAATGGCGGTGTTGTCAACGAAGCCGCAGGAATTAGCTCATTCTCATCAGGGGTCAACTCAGCGGCAGGCAGCGGAAAAACCGCTATTTACGTTGATGCACCCGTTAGTATTGTTCAGGACAGCGGTGCCGGAGCCGGCAGCAATACCAATACGGCCAGTACGGCAAAGCAGTTGCAAGTCATCATCCAGACAACTATTTCAGACCGGCTTCGCAAAGAAATGTCGGCCGGGGGTCTTCTTTACAAAAGGTAACTCATGGCAATCGACACATTCACCTGGTGCCCAAAAGTAGAAGCTACTGAAGAGCTTAATATCGCAACGATTCAATCTCAGTTCGGTGATGGTTATAAGCAAGTTGCCAGCGCAGGGATAAACGCGGCAGTAGAGTCATGGTCTCTATCCTGCAACGGCAATAAAAGCGACATGCTCAAGCTACGCAGCTTCCTTAAATCACATGTTTTAACCTCATTCTGGTGGACGAACCCTTGGGGCGAAAAGCATCTTTACCGTGTCAAATCTGACTCTATTAATCCCAAATTCATTAATGGCAACTTTGCTGAAATTGCCTTCACCTTTGAGCAGGCCTTTGCGCCTTAACGCTCACCTTCTGTAACCGGGTCGCTCAGGCGGCCCTTTTTTATGGGCTGAATATGAGCTTCACACAAGACATACAGCAACTGGAGCCAGGGCAGTTAATACAGTTGCTTGAGGTCGACGGCACTGCTTTCGGCATGGACACGATCCTTCGCTTCCACGCTTACAACATCCCTACTGAAGGCTGGAAGGCCTTTGCTGCCGAAAACCTGCCGTCAATCATCTGGCAAGGCAACGAGTACGAACCTTACCCCTACGAGCTGAAGGGGCTGGAGTTATCGAGTACGGGCTCACAACCTACGCCGACGCTCTCCGTAGGGAACGTGGGCAACTACGTGACCTCGCTCTGCCTGCAATATGACGACCTGGTCAAAGCCAAGGTAAAGGTACACACCACACTGGCGAAGTATCTGGACGCGGCTAACTGGACGGCAGGTAACGCGAGCGCCCAGCCCACTGAAGAGCGGGTGCAGTTGTTCTACGTGAACGCCAAAACCACCGAGACACGCTCTCAGGTTGATTTTGAGCTGACCTCGCCGTTCGATGTACAGAACCTTCAGTTGCCATCCCGGCAAATCATGCCGGTCTGCACCTGGTGTATGCGTGGCTGGTACCGCACCGGCACCGGCTGTGACTACAACGGAACGCGCTACTTCCTCAAAGACGGCACGCCAACCGATAACCCCGCGCTTGATGTGTGCGGTGGTCGCCTGAGTGACTGCAAGCCGCGTTTTGGCCCCGACCAGCCGCTGCCATTCGGGGGCTTCCCTGCGGCTAACCTGCAAGGCAAATAACCATGCGCAAGAAAATCATGAAAGCCATCCGCGAACACGTTGAGGCGGAATACCCGAACGAAGCATGTGGCGTGGTGGTGCAGATAGGTCGCCGGCAGGAGTACCTGCCGTGCCGCAACCTTTCTGAAACGCCCACCGAAAGCTTCACGCTGGCCCCGGAAGACTATGCAACGGCAGAAGAGCAGGGTGAGGTGCTGATGATCATCCACTCACATCCTGACGTGGTTCAGCTTATTCCTTCTGAAATGGACCGCATCCAGTGCGATCACTCCGGCGTGGAGTGGGGGATTATGTCGTGGCCTGATGGTGACTTCTGCACGATATCCCCCCGCGGGAAACGGGAGCTTACCGGCCGGCATTGGGTGCTGGGACATGCGGATTGCTGGACGCTTATTATGGATTACTACCGGCAAGAGCATGGCATCGAGTTGAATAACTGGTCGGTGGATTACGAATGGTGGGTAGACGGGAAAGAAAACCGGTATGACGAAAACTGGCAGACTGAAGGGTTCGTTGAGGTTGCTCGGGCCGACATGCAGCCAGGCGACATGATAATGATGCAGGCCAGCGCCCCAGTCACCAACCATGCTGCGATTTATCTGGGCGACAATATCATCCTGCACCATATGTCAGGCAATCTCTCTGCCCGTGTCCCGTATGGCAAATACTACCGCGATCGGACAGTGCGCGTGGTACGCCGCAAGGAGTTAATTGATGCTTAAGACACTGACGCTCAGCGGTGCGCTGGCGAAGAAATTTGGGAAGACTCATCACTATCACGTGGGCGACCTGCGTGAGATGTTACGGGCCATGTGCGCCACTGTGCCGGGGTTCAAGAAGTACATGTCTAATGCGCACCTTAACGGTATGCAATTCGCCTTTTATAGTGGGAGCAGGAATATCGGATTGGAAGAGTTCGACATGTCACGGGGCGCTGACAATTACCGAATGGTTCCGGTAATTGAGGGCAGGAAAAGCGGAGGGGCGCTGCAAATGGTGATTGGTGCTGTGGCGCTGGTAGCAGCATTTTTTACAGCGGGAGCATCTTTAGCTGCCTGGGGGACTGCACTGGGTGCCACCACTGCTACAGGCCTTGCGACAACCGCATTAACCAGTATGGGCATCTCCATGATGCTGGGTGGCGTAGTAAGTATGCTTACCCCCCAGCCCAAGTACAATATCGGCTCTGCCTCGAGTTCCGAGAACCAGCCCAACTATGCGTTTGGCGCGCCGGTGAACACGGTGGCGATGGGCTATCCTGTTCCGATCTTGTTCGGCCAGCGAGAAATTGGCGGCGCGATTATCAGCGCGGGCATCTTCTCCAGTGACCAGCAATAACAAATCCAACCAGCTTCAGGCCACCTTCTGGTGGCTTTTTTATGGGTGAAATATGCAACTTCTTCAAGGCGCGACCATTATTCAAGGCCGTAAGGGCGGGGGCGGTAGTGCCCACACGCCGGTAGAAGAGCCCGATGACCTGCTCTCTGTTGCCAAACTCAAGATGCTGCTGGCTATCTCTGAGGGGGAAATTCAGGGCGAACTGACCGCACAGCAAATCTTCCTGAACGATACACCGTTGGCGAACGATGACGGGACATACAATTTCACTGGCGTGAAGTGGGATGCGCGTACCGGTACGCAAGACCAGAGCTACATTCAGGGGATGCCTGAAGTAGATAATGAAAGTTCAGTTGGCGTAGAAGTAAAACAGGCCACTCCCTGGGTGCGCCAGTTCTCTGATTTGACGCTGGATGCGGTGCGCATAAAGCTAAGCTTGCCGTTGCAGTACAGATATAAAGACAACGGCGACATGGTAGGCACGGTCACTCAATACGTCGTTGAATTGTCCACCGATGGCAGTGCCTGGCAGACAGTTGTGAACGGCGTGTTTGATGGGAAAACCACGTCAGAGTATCAGCGCGATCACCGCATCGATTTACCCAAAGCCACATCAGGCTGGTCTGTCCGGGTTCGCCGCATCACAGCAGACTCCACTTCCACCAAGCTGATCAACGCCTTTAAGGTGTTCTCCTTCGCTGAAGTCATCGACAGCAAACTGCGCTACCCCAATACCGCGCTGCTGTATCTGGAGCTGGACTCCAGCCAGTTTAACGGCAGCGCGCCGAAGATCACATGTAAGCCGAAGGGTAAACTGGTTCGGGTGCCCAACACGTATGACCCCAGTTCGCGTACCTACAGCGGCACCTGGCTGGGTGATTTCAAGTGGGCGTATACCAATAACCCGGCCTGGATTTTCTATGACCTGGTGCTGGATGAAATCTACGGCATGGGCAACCGCGTTGATGCCACCATGGTTGACAAGTGGGAGCTGTATGCCATCGCGCAATATTGCGATCAGATGGTTCCCAATGGTGCCGGCGGCACTGAGCCGCGCTTTACCTGCAACGTGTACATCCAGAGCCAGCAGGATGCGTATAACGTTCTGAAGGACATTGCCGCTATCTTCCGCGGCATTACCTTCTGGGGTAACGACCAGATTTATGTGAAGGCTGACGTTCCGCAGGACGATATCGACTTTGTTTACCATGCCTCCAACGTTATCGACGGGCTGTTCACTTATGCGGGCGGCTCTTACAAAAACCGTTATACCTCATGTCAGGTGTCGTGGTCAGACCCCATCAACCACTACTCGGACACCATTGAAGGTGTCTATGACACTGACCTGGTGCAGCGGTACGGGGTGAACGAGACGCAGCTTACCGCTATTGGCTGTACCTCCCAGAGTGAGGCGCACCGCCGCGGGCGCTGGGCCATCCTCTCCAACGCAAAAGACGGCACTATCTCTTTCGGTGTGGGATTGGATGGTTACCTTCCACTGCCGGCCGAAATTATCGGCGTGGCTGACCCCTTCCGGGCAGGGAAGCAAAACGGTGGACGCGTCAGTGCTGTTAGCGGTCAGCGGATTACGCTCGACAGGGCAGTAGATTACGCTTCAGGCGACCGCCTGGTGCTGAACCTACCTGATGGCACCGCGCAAACCCGCACGATTTCTTCCATTAGCGCCGATAAAAAAACGGTAACGGTGAATACGGGTTATAGCCAGACGCCTGTGGCAGGTTCGGTGTGGGCTATCGACAGCGATAATCTGGCGATTCAGTACTATCGTGTGACCTCAATTGCATCTAATGATGACGGCACCTTTACCGTTTCCGGCGTGCAGCATGACCCGAACAAATACCGCTATATCGATGACGGTGTGAAGGTTGACCCAGCCCCGATAACCGTCACTCCACCAGGCGTAATGCAGGCACCGAAGAACGTCACCATTACGGAAACTGACCACATTGCCCAAGGCCTGACTGTGGCCTCTATGCAGGTGACGTGGGCAAAAGTGGACAATGCCATCAGTTACGTGGCCCAGTGGCGCAAAGATAACGGTGACTGGGTGAACGTAGGGCGCGCCAGCTCACAAGGTTTTACCATTCAGGGGATTTATGCCGGGGTCTATGACGTTCGCGTCCGCGCTGTCAACGCCATGGATGTCTCATCTCCCTGGGGTTATGCAGAATCGACCACGCTTAATGGGAAGGTGGGCAAACCCGGCACACCGGTAAACCTTGCTGCAACTAATGACGTGGTCTGGCATATCAACCTCACCTGGAGTTTCCCGGCAGGCTCGGGTGATACCGCCTCCACTGAGATTCAGCAAGCCACAACCGCTGACGGCCAGAACCCGCTGCTTCTCGTGACTGTGGCTTATCCTACATCCAGTTATCAGCATGGGCCCATGCCGGCGGGCGTTCGTCGCTGGTACCGGGCGCGTTTAGTTGACCGTATTGGAAATGTAGGCGACTGGACGGGCTGGGTTGAAGGCGCAAGCAGCATCGATACAACCGCATTGCTTGGTGATATTGCCGAACAGGTTCTGCAAACAGATGCCGGCAAGCAACTGGTTGCAGATATTGAGACCAACACAGACGCTATCGAGGCGGGGTATATGGCCTCGATAGAAAACTCGCTGGCGAACGATGCGGATATTCAACGCTGGCGCGCTCAGGATGGGAGCCGTAAAGCTGAAATCATTGAGATCAACAAAACCATTGTGACCAATGATAAGGCCTATGCAGAGCGGTTTAGCCAGGTGCAGGCATCGGTAGATGGCAATACGGCGGCGGTCTCTGAAACCTCCTCTGCTCTTGCCGACGTCAACGGTAAATTATCAGCGCAGAAATCCATTAAAGTCGCGGTCGACAGCAATGGCCGGCAATACGCCGCCGGGATGGGTATTGGCGTTGAAAACTCCCCTGAGGGGATGCAGTCACAGGTCCTCTTCCTGGCAGACAGGTTTGCCGTGATGAGCCAGGTTGACAGTACGCCCAAAGCCTTTTTTGCGATTCAGAATGGACAGACCATTATTGATACGGCGTTTATCGGCAACAGCACGATAGGTACCGCGCAAATTGCAGAGCAAATCCAGAGCGTCAATTACGCAGAGGGGAGTACTGGCTGGGCGATTAATAAAAATGGTGCGGCTCAATTTAATCAGGTAACGGTTCGCGGCACGATGTATGCCAATGCCGGCGAAATGAATAACGTCACTATCAATGAAAACTGCACCATTAAAGGAACGTTATCGGCGAAGCAGATCTATGGCCCATTAATGCAGGGTAAGAGCTTTACTTTTAGCCATAGCACTACTGGTGCACGCTCTGTAATTTACTGGGATGGCTCGGCTGGGAAAGGTGATGTCCCAATGACTGCGCATGGCTTGATTATGGTAACTACAAACGCAAGCATAGAAGTCATTATTACCGCATTCGGTCAGACAATATTTAATGGGTTTATGAGCGGAAGCTCAACATTTACCTTCAGCGTTGATGTTGGTACCAGTGGCGGCACCATTGAAATGCGCACGCCAGGTATCAACCAAGGGCAAAACCAATCAGCGGGATTCCGCGTAATAGCGATGGCAAACCCGACAAGTAACAACTGGCATACTTGATTAATCACGAACAGGTTTCTGCATTCAGAAAGGAAAACATAAATGGCATGGTACACCACCGGCACAATTGCCGTATCAGGAACAACCGTTACCGGCACCGGGACAAACTGGACGGATAACAAGCAGGGTATTGGCCCCGGTCAGGCGCTGCTTATTCCCGGTGCCGGCACCGTGAAGATGTACGAAATTAAGAGCGTGGATAGCGCAACAAAGCTGACGCTAATGAGTAGCGCGGGAACGCTGGCAGCGGGGCAGGCATATGCCATTATGTCGTTCTACACAAACTCCGTGCCTGACTTCGCCCGTCGTCTGGCTGCGCAATTGAGCTACTACCAGGGACAAATGGACGGCTGGCAGCAGTTATTGACCAGCACTGGAACTGTGACACTTACTGCGCCAGATGGAACCAGTGTGGCGATAAGCAGCATGTCAAAGTTAATGGCTGACTCTGTCGCTGCCTTTAAAGCCTATGGCCTGGGTGTTAAAAACGCAGACTCTCCAGCTTATTCATCCCCGCCAATTAGCGGCACGAATGTCAGTGAAACAAGATTCATAAACGCAACTGCTGCGGCCACCCAGGCAGATACACATAAGCCAATAGAGAATGATCTCTTTGGGGGCGTGCATGTTCAGCGGGAATTGCGACCGGCACAATTTGGCGTTTCTGGGCGCGGCGCATCTGCATCCTTCTGGTATAGAGGGTATACGGGTGCCAGCTCTGACCTGAGTGAATGGCAAAAAGTTTACAGCCAGAATAATAAGCCGGCATTAACCGATTTAGCTGGGACACTTCCGGTTGCTAATGGCGGCACGGGACAAACTTCATTGCCTCCGCTTTTATCTGCTCTTGGATTTTCTTATTACTCGCCATCTGCACTCCAGATGGCAATCCGCATCCCGTACAACGGCGGCTCCATTCTTATTCAGACTGCCTCTGTTGTCGTAACAACAAACGTGAGCGCACAAACAACTATTTCTTACCCATTGACCTTTACCAAGTTATTTAACGTTATGGCAATGAACGGAGATAATTCTGGTCAGGCTAATGGAGACGGGATGGTCAGTATTATCAATTTCTCTGGCTCCAGACTGTCATCATTCGATATTGATGTTCAGAACAGAAGGTCGGTGCCAGTTCGTATTCACTTCATTGCCATTGGAGCTTAAAAATGGAAGAAGACGTAAAATATTACTACAGTGTCGAAACAAAAGGGTTTTATCCAAGCAGTGTAGATTACCCTGAATTACCCTCCGACTTAAAAGAGATTTCAAAAGAAGATTATGAGCTCTTCTTTTCAGGAAAGGAGGGATATACACAGGTGTTTGATGAAAAGGGGCCGAGACTGGAAAAAATCCCAGCAGCAGACCCCGATGCGCCTGTAGAGCCAACTACGGCCGAACGAATTCAGGCATTAGAAGATAAGGTTGCCGAGCTCACAGAAAAGGTTAATGCATTACTTGAAGCCAAAAATTAACGCAACCTGAAATCAGACCTGACCGCTGCGGCGGTTTTTTTATTGCCTGTAACCCACCATGAGGACACAGCATGTGACGCTACAGACGGTCTGAATGGAAGCCATATTCTCAAAATCCCCCTTGATAGATTACGCAGATCAAATTACTGTTTATCCATACAGTAAAAATCAAGGGAGATAACCATGCCACGCGAGTACGAGATCAAATCAGCTTTCATCCAGGCTACAAAGAGAGAAGGTAAGGGTAGGACGACCATCACCACCCAGGACTTCGTAAAGGAGTTGGCGAAGGTCAACTGGCACTGGAGCCTGAAAGAGGCCAATGAGTGGATCGAGACTCACATCACCACGTTCCGTGATGTATCGACTGCTGAAGGACAAGAGCGCACGTTCCAGCTGTACAATCCGAACGGTGGGCTCTAAGGCGATAGGGTAGCTTAAGACAAGAAACCCGGCGCGGCGGCCGGGTTTGGTATTTATGCAACACTCCGAAGCTTTAAGCCATCCTCGTAACCCATAAGGTAGGCAGAGTAAGCATCCTTATGACGAACATAACTTGCCTGGCTCTCTGCGAGGTCGGCCAGGACACTGTCATCATTGGATTTAGGAACGCCAATCATGGCATGCCACTTACCCAAATCATAGGCGCAACCAGCACACTTATGACGTCCCGTTTGCCCTTGATTCTCAGGAAGAACCTGGAACATTTGATTGCGCCGATGGCCCTTGCTACAAATATTTTTCATTAAACACACCTTAAAAATAAGGTGCTGAACGCTTTACAGGGGATCTCGCTTGAGTTAATCTCCTAAACCGAGATCTCAAGAAAACATTCAAGCACTGACTGTTTTATCGGCCCCGAGTTGCGTCAACAACTCGGGGCCTTCCCTTATGTGGCGATCATAGAATAACCACATACATCTGGGATAGTATCCAGACAGCACAAAAAATTCAATGAAAAGATCGACTTACGGCTGTATTTTTTCACATATGTAATTCTAGCCAGCCATTATCGTTCATTCTTGCAAACCTTCCTTACTTCAAACCTCTTGTTAAGAGTCATTCCACGATATTTCCTTATGTGCATTTATAGCCATAAGTCTTTTGACAAGTGGGGCGGATTTGGGACATGCAAAGGTTTGTGACCTTTCCCAAGCCTTTGCATGTTTTGACATCGAGGGATGTGTGAACGCGGGCTGATGCGGTTTTGCGCTAATGATGTGATAAGTAGGCTGTGGGGCACCAATGGGGCATAAGTAGGGCCTGAACTTAGGCGAACTATAAGGGTTGGACTAACCAACCCTTTTTAACGATGCCCGCATATACTGAATTTAAGCGAACTTAGCCGAACCCGTAAAAAAATCTATTATATTTTAAATAAACCGGATTGGGCGCAGTAAGCGACGCACCTTGTCAGGGGTGCGCCTCTTCTTCTCCGGCGGCAGCGGTGCGGATACGCTGTCAATATGCCCCACGATAAACGGCCTCTTTACCTGAGGCCGTTTTGCTTTCTGGAATATATTCGCCAAAAAAATAATGAATTTATATAAATACGTTTTATAAATGATTCCCTACAGCGCGCGATGACATACAGGCAACATTTGCATGATGTTGTCTTATTTTATGGCTGAGATCAGCCCGATTTTCTTTTTTATCATCCCATTTGGTAAAGAACTTTCTTATCTCTCTGCACCTGACCGCTGCCAAAAACTTTTTTAAGTCTGAATTATTTTTACCGGCGAGTGAGAGTGGTAAATTAACCGGCAGTTTTTTAGTGAGCAGGTTGCATAACGGGTATCGGATAAACAGAGTCAGAACAAGGAGGGAAATATGTCAACCAAAGCGCGTTTTTTTAAAAAGGTGCAACAAAACAGCACGATTACCGTGTCGGATGAGCGCTCTGTAGAAGCAGATATTCAGGCGTTTTGCCGGCGGATGGACGCGCTGGCCCGGCAAGTGCGCCAATGGTTTGAAGGTTCCGCGATTGAGGTGATTGTCTCGCAGAAATATCTGCATGACCTGAGCACCATTGGATTCAGCCTTAACAGCGGCTCTGTCTGTTATGAAATCACCACGATCACACTGCGGCATGGGCTGCGGAGCGTCACCATTATGCCGGAACAGCTCTGGCGGGCGGGGGACAAAGGCTGTGTGACACTGACCATTGACACCGCCGCAGGCGCAGCCGGTAAGCAGAAATTCTGTTTACGCATGGCGCCTGAGAGCGGCTGGCTTATCCGTGATGCGTCCCAGGCTTCAGCCGACAGTATCCCCCTGACGGAAGAGGTATTCTTCCAGACCATCGAAACGCTGGCCTGAAAAGCCGGGTGCTGATAAAGGCCGGCAGGCCATTGCCATTGCCATTGGCTGTGGCGGCGTCATCTGATACCGCCGGGCACTATAAAACGGCAACGGACGGAATGCCGGCCTTTGTCATCAGGGTAACCGCCATAACACCGCGCCCTTATACCCCCAGGCCCTTATAGATTCCTGTCTCTTTCCCCCTGACCCTGTACCCCACCCGTAAGCCGCACTGTCAGATAATACCCCCGGCCAGGGGGTAATTGATTAAGCCTCCGGCAGGGTTTTTCTTTTTTAAAAACGTCGCTGGGACGCCTCAATAATGCTAAATGATACGGCTGAGGAAATATCATCTGCCGAAGACGTCACGGATGATAAATAGAGAATAAAAAAGATTAGGGATTATCCCGGCCATAACAAAATAATTTCCTCGCAGCCGGGTGATGACCGTCAGGGATAACCGTACATGATGGCCGCCCGCTTATCGCAGAAGGAGTTCCATTATGGTATCTAAAAGTCAAAAGCGCGGCATTGCTTACGATCTCTCATCAGTTAACGATCTCAAGGCTATTTCGGCGGGGATTTCCTGGTATTACAACTGGGGGGCCTCTCCCCATAGCAGCCTGTCATTTTCCCTCTCCGCCGTGCACGGCGTTGACTATATTCCGATGCTGTGGAATGAGAATTTCCATGAGGCATCGGTATTACGGTTCTTCAGGGAAAACCCCGGCATAAAATATATGCTGGTGCTGAACGAGCCTACCATCGGATTACAGGCCTATACCGAGCCGCAACGGGCGGCGGAGCTTTGGCCCCGGTTTGAGAATATCGCCCGTCAGGTGGGGGTGAGCATCGTTGGCCCGCAAGTGACCTGGGGAACCATGCCGGACTATCAGGCACCGGCTGACTGGCTGGACGCCTTTATCGCGGCCTATATCACCAACAACGGCAAACCGCCGCAAATCGATTTTCTGGGCTTCCACTGGTACGACTACGGGCTGGAAGACCAGCTGAACCTGCTCGCCCGGTTTGGGAAGCCGTTTTGGGTCACGGAATTTGCCAACGCCCACAGCCGGCAGGATGGGGCGCAGATCGACTCGCTGGAAAAACAGAAAGCCCAGATGAGTGAGATGGTCGCGTTATGTGAGCGGCGGGAGGATGTGTTTCGCTATGCGTGGTTCACCGGGCGGGTCAATCCCGATCCCCATTTTCAGCGCTTGTTTGAGGGCGACGGTGAGCTGTCTGCGCTGGGGCAGCACTATATTTCCTTACCCCACTAAAAACCGTGCCCTGCTGGCAACACGCCGCACCCGGCAAAAACATCGCCCTGCCGCTGGGTGAGAGCGGCAGGCCAGAGAATACCGGCAACGTGAATCACAAAAAGGCTGCCCCCGGCGGCCTTTTTTACGTGCTGAAAAGACACAGATCAGCAAACGCAGATTAACTGCTTGTTAACAGTAAAACGCACCCCTATTATCTTATGCACATTACGGTTAGGGATAAGCGACGGAAAAACGTCGATTAATTTCAAAAAAAGCGCTGTTAACTTCCATCGCCGGTGCAAAAGCGTGCCACACGGCGGGCCGTTAACAAAATCACTATACCGCCATTGCTGGTAAGGAAGACGTGACGATGAAATGCTCTTTTGTCAGGCTCATATCGCTCGCTGCTGTTTTTTGCCCCGTATCAACCTCGTTTGCCGACGATCTGGATCTTTACTCCATCCATACTGCCTCCTTTGTGTATCACGCCTTTGCCCCCAAAGATCGTTATGAGCAATTTTTCAAAAATGAGCTGTTCGCCGTCGAACGGCGCATGGACAGCACCTCAGACTACAGCCTCTACGCCGGCACCATGATCAACAGTGAAGGTGACCGCTGCGTTTTGCTCGGGGTCGATAAAAAGTGGGCGGAATACAATAACTGGACGGTTGAGGGAATTTACCTGTATGCCGGGGAGTTCTTCTTTAAATCCTTCTCACACTGCGGCGATTCCGGTGCCTATCACGATATACAAAAGGTCACGGGCGTCGGCTTTGCCCCCTACATTTATCACGGGGTTAAATACAACGTTAACCGTTATGTCGGCCTGCGGGCCGGGTTTATCCTGCCGGTGATTACCGTGCTGAGCGTACAGATTAATTTCTAA